ATGAGTGGTACACCTCCGGTCCACGTCAGCGGCTACAGCCCGGCGGGGCCATCGTCATTGTTATGACGCGGTGGAGTAAGCGGGACCTGACGGCACAAGTACTCAAGGCGGCGGCGCAGCGTGACGGTGAGGAGTGGGAGGTCATTGAGTTCCCCGCCATCATGCCGAGCGGTAATCCCGTCTGGCCGGAGTTTTGGCCGCTTCAAGAGTTGGAGGTTTTGCGGAACGAGTTGCCGTACTCGAAGTGGATGGCGCAGTACATGCAAGATCCAACGAGTGAAGCCAGCGCCATTGTTAAGCGCGAGTGGTGGCAGGTATGGGAGAAAGACGACCCACCGGAGTGTGAGTTCGTACTCATGTCGTGGGACACCGCCTTTGAGAAACACAACCGGGCGGATTATTCTGCGTGTACGACGTGGGGGGTTTTCTACCGTGCCGACGACGGCACCGACCCCGAGGTCAGCGCGTCAGAGAAAGGCAAGATGCAGGCCCACATTATTCTCTTGAATGCCTTCCGCGATCGCATGGAGTTCCCAGAGTTGAAGCGGGTAGCCATTGCACAGTATAAGGAGTGGAGCCCAGACGGTGTTATTATCGAGAAGAAAGCATCGGGCGCGCCGCTGATTTACGAGATGCGGGCAATGGGGATACCGGTGCAGGAGTTTACGCCCACTAAGGGTAACGACAAGATTAGTCGCCTCAATGCCGTTTCCGACATTTTCGCCTCTGGACGGGTGTGGGCACCCGAGACCCGCTGGGCTGAAGAAGTGATTGAGGAAGTGGCAAGTTTCCCCGCGGGGGAACATGACGATTACGTGGACAGCGTTTCGATGGCGCTGATGCGTTTTCGGAAAGGCGGGTATATCCGCACCGCGTTGGACGAGGACGAGATGGCGTTATACCCCCGCAACCCAAACCGCAAGCCGTATTACTAAGGAATTTAGACGATGCCGCCACCAGACCAAGCACCATTGGACATCGAGATGCCGCCCGAATTCGGCCAAGACCCGTTGAATATCGAGATGCCAGAGGACGACGTGGCTCCCGAAGAAGAGGGGATGGAGTTTGACATGGCGGAACTCATGGGCGAGCCGAAAATCGACAGCGATGACCCCGAGACCGAGGAGTTCTACAAGAACCTCGCCGAAGACATGTCAGAACGGACGTTGCAATCAATTGCCGACGACCTGTTGGAGTCGTTTGACGACGACGCGATGTCGCGCAAAGACTGGTTGCAGACCTATGTCGATGGGCTAGAGCTTCTAGGATTACGTATTGAGAATCGCACCGAGCCGTGGCCGGGCGCGTGTGGGGTATTCCACCCACTTTTGAGTGAGGCGCTGGTGAAGTTCCAAGCCGAAACGATTATGTCTACGTTCCCGGCAGCGGGACCGGTAAAGGCCACGATTATTGGGAAAGAGACCCCGGCTAAGAAGCAAGCGGCGATTAATGTCACGAACGACATGAATTTTCAGCTCATGGAAGTCATGACGGAGTACCGCCCAGAGCAAGAAAGGCTCTTATGGGGCTTGGGATTGAGCGGAAATGCCTTTAAAAAGGTGTATTACGACCCCGCATTGGAGCGGCAAGTGGCGTTATACGTCCCTGCCGAGGATTTGGTCGTGCCCTACGGCGCGTCGAACCTAGAAACCGCTGAGCGCGTCACTCATGTGATGCGAAAGACCAAAAATGAGGTCTTAAAGCTCCAATCCTCGGGTTTTTACGTGGATGTGGACCTTGGAAGCCCCACCAAAGGCGATTTAGACAGCGTAGAGAAGAAAATCGCCGAGAATATGGGGTTTAATGCCACCTCAGACGACCGATTTAAGCTCTTAGAGATGCACGTAAACCTCGATTTAGAGGAATATGACGAGCATGACGATGAAACTGACGGTGATGACGACGACGATATGGAGATGGGAGCGATTGCGCGGCCCTATATTGTCACTATTGAGAAGGGTAGCCAGACCGTATTATCGATTTATCGCAACTGGATACCCGAAGATAAGCGCATGGTTAAGCGTGAGCACTTCGTACATTACCCTTATATTCCCGGTTTTGGGTTCTATGCGTTCGGTTTAGTGCACCTTTTAGGCTCTTTTGCTAAGTCTGGCACCTCTCTTATTCGTCAATTAGTCGATGCGGGGACCCTATCTAACCTCCCCGGGGGGTTCAAAACCAAGGGCATGCGGATTAAAGGTGACGATACTCCGATCGCTCCGGGCGAGTTTCGGGACGTAGACGTGGCATCGGGGACCATTAAGGACAACATTATGACGCTCCCTTACAAAGAGCCGTCGCAAGTATTGTTCACGCTGCTCCAGAATATCGTGGAAGAGGGGCGGAAATTCGCATCTACCACCGATTTAAACATCAGTGACATGTCTGCGCAGGCCCCGGTGGGCACAACGCTGGCTATTTTAGAGCGGACATTGAAGGTGATGTCGTCGGTACAGGCGCGCATTCACTACGCGATGAAGCGCGAATTTAAGCTATTAGCGGCGATAATCCGCGATTACACGCCAAAAGAGTACACCTACGAGCCCGAGGAGGGTGACCGTCGGGCGAAGCAGGCGGACTACGACGTGGTGGAGGTCATCCCGGTATCAGATCCGAACGCTTCTACGATGGCGCAGAAGGTGACGCAGTATCAGGCGGTCATGCAGTTAGCGCAGGGTTCGCCGCAGATTTACGACATGCCGGAGTTACACCGGCAGATGTTGGAGGTTTTGGGGATTAAGAACATTGGGAAGATTATTCCGACGGAGGATGACCTTGCTCCGAAAGACCCGGTGTCGGAGAACATGGCGCTATTGGCGGGCAAGCCGGTTAAAGCGTTCATGTACCAAGACCACGAGTCGCATATTGCCGTACATATGGCCGCGGCCCAAGACCCGAAGATTGGTGCGCTGCTTGAGAATAACCCCCAAGGTCCGTCTATTGCGGCGGCGGCGATGGCCCATGTGGCAGAGCATATTGGGTTTTTATATCGGAGTCAGATCGAGGAGCAGTTAGGCGTGCCGTTACCCCCGGTGGACGAGAAGTTGCCGGAAGAGGTAGAGGTGCAGTTATCGAAACTCGTGGCACAAGCAGCGGCGCAGTTATCGCAGAAAAACCAAGCGGAGGCTCAGCAACAGGCGCAGCAAGCGCAAGCGGCAGATCCGTTGAACGTCATTCAGCGGGAAGAGTTGGCCCTGAAGGGTAAAGAAATAGAGAACAAGATGGCGGTAGATAAAGTTGAGTTGGAACTCAAACGCGCCAAATTAATGATGGACGCTGCAAAGAATGAAGAAGACGGCGACCATCGGGACAAGATGCTAGGGGTAAAAACGCTGTTAGATGGGATAAAACTGGAGCAAACAGACGCTGCCGCCAGCAAAGCCCAAGAGCACGCCGGGGCAATGAAAACCCAAGACCAAGACCACGCCGCCGCAACCCAAGGGCGCGATCATGCCAACGCCGCTATGACTCAAGCGCAGGCGGACGCCCTACAGCGAGAACAGTTTGCCAATAGGACCAAATCCGAAGGTAAAAACAAACCCAAGGCGGCTAAATGAACATATTGGAATTGATTTTGGAGAAGATCAGCGAACGCTACACGGACGTGCAGGAAGAAATCGTCCGGGGCGACACGAAAGACTACGCAGATTATCAACATCTCTGCGGGGTATTGAAGGGGTTAAGTTGGGTTAAGTTGTACGTCAAAGAGTTACAACAAAACGTCGAAGAATATTAACGGGGAGCAAAAATCCCTAGGAGCATTATTATGGAATTTGCAGGTGTAGAATTTAAGATTGAGGGGCACATCGACTCGGGTCCTCCGGAGGTCGAGGAAGAGGGGAACGCCGCAACACAATTGCCGCAGCCGTCTGGGTATCGGATTCTCTGTGCGGTGCCGGAGATTGAGGCCAAGTTTGACAGTGGGATCATCAAAGCTGACAAGACTGTTAAGGAAGAAGCCGCGTTGACCACGGTGTTATTTGTCGTGGCGATGGGGCCGGACTGTTATACCGACGTGTCGCGGTTTCCGAGTGGACCGTATTGCAAGGAAGGGGATTTTGTTTTGGTGCGCCCTCACGCAGGGTCGCGCGTAACGATCCACGATCGGGCGTTTCGGTTAATTAATGACGACTCCGTTGAAGGCGTTGTCGAAGATCCCCGCGGCATCACCCGGGGCTAAATAAGGAGTACGTCATGGCACAAACACCAACTGACATGCAGGAAGACGGGGACGACACGGAATTCGACATCTCCATTGAGGACGATACGCCGGAGGCCGACCGCGACCGCGAGCCGATGCCCGACGACATCGTGCAATCCCTTGAAGACGACGAGCTTGGAAATTTTACGAAAGAACGCGCCAAACAACTTAAGAAGGTTTGGCACGACGAGCGCCGTGCGAAAGAGTCTGCTACTCGCGAGCGGGACGAGGCGATTAACTTTGCCCGCCGCCTCTCGGAGCAGAATAAGACTTATAAGCAGCAACTGGAGCATGGCGAGCGGGCGTATGTTGGCACCGCCAAAAACGCTGCCGAGTTAGCAGCGGCGGCGGCTAAACGGGAATATCAGGAAGCCTATGATTCGGGGGATTCCGAGCGTGTGGCGGACGCGCAGGAGAAATGGTTTGACGCCCGCTTGGGGGCGCAGAAAATTGAAGATTATACCCCCCAATTTGATTCTTCTGCTTTACAGACCCCGGAAGAGAGTGTAAATACTAGGGAACAGGCGGCTCCCTCTAGAGTAGATCCAAAAGCAGTAACGTGGCAAAAACGGAACGCTAATTGGTTTCAGGTCGATAGGGAGATGACGAGTTTAGCTTTCGGTGTTCACGAGAAGCTAGTTGGCGAGGGGTATGACCCTACCTCTGATGCGTACTACGAGCAGATCGACAAAACGATGCGCCGTAGATTCCCAGAGAAGTTTGCCGGGGACAGCAAACGGGGTTCGACCACGGTAGTGGCCTCCGCGAGGAGGTCCACTTCGCCCACTAAAGTGACGCTGACTGCCTCGGCAGTAGCACTCGCCAAGAAATTTGGGTTAACCCCCGAGCAATACGCCCGCGAAATGATTAAAATAGGTAACGCCAGTGACTGAATCAACCCGAGCTGACCGAGATACAACTACCCGTGACGCGACTGCCCGAGTCAAAAATTGGGCCCCCGCGAGCTTGCTTCCTGATATTAATCAGGAGCCGGGATATGCGTATCGGTATGTACGAGTTTCTACACTAGGCGTTGCTGACGCGAACAACGTCTCGGCCAAATTCCGAGAAGGTTGGGAACCCGTGAAGGCTTCGGAGCATCCGGAAGCATTTACGATGGCCGATCCAAATAGTCGGTTTAAAGACTCGATTGAGTCTGGCGGTCTTATTCTCTGTAAGACACCTGTTGAGTTCGTCCAGCAACGCTCCGCTCATTTTCAGAAGTCCACTGACGATCAGATGGAATCCGTTGACAACAGCTACATGCGTGAGAGCGATCCGCGCATGCCGATGTTCAAGGACAAGCGCTCTACAGTTACTTTTGGCAAAGGTCTTCGTAAATAACTTAGGAGCCAAACATGGCATATCCAACTATTGAAGCCCCCTACGGGCTAAAACCGATCAATTTGATCGGCGGTCAGGTGTTCGCGGGTTCTACCCGTGAGCTTCCGATTACCTACGGCTACGCAACCAATATCTTCTATGGGGATCTCGTTACGCTAGTTCGCGGTAATCTAGAGCGTATTAGTGTCACGACCGGTGTGGTTGGCACGCTAATGGGCGTATTTCTTGGCTGTTCGTACACGAACCCAACCACCAAGCAGAAATTGTTTTCGCAATACTGGCCCGCTTCTACGGCGGCTGGCGACGCGGTTGCTGTTGTATGCGACGACCCGGACACGGTATTCCGTGCGGTGATGGTTTCTGGCACTACCGTTGTGGCTTCTGGCGCTCGCGCCATGATCGGCCAGAACGTAGCCGCCGTTAACAACAATGGCAATGTGAATACCGGTAACTCTGCCAATGCAGTGTTGGCGGATACTTCTCTTGCGCTGACCGCAGCACTTCCAATTCGTGTCGTTGGCCTTGTGCCTGATACGGCGGTTTCGATTGGTACGGCGGTTTATACCTCCATCGCTACCGCTACCGTGACGATGTCCGGTTTGTCCGGCACGCCGATGGTTGGTTGCGACGTGGGATCGATTGCCGCTAACGGGCAATACATCGCTAGTGGTTCTTATGTGGCATCACTGACGAACTCCACCACCGTTGTGCTGAACGCTGCACCGATTGTTGCATTCGTCGCGTCATCCACACTCGTTTTCACCCAGTACCCAGAAGTGCTTGTTAAGATCAATTTTGGTCTTCATAAGTATTACGCTGGCACTGCGGTCGCCTAAGGAGCAATAAATAATGGCTATTTCACGCGCACAGCTACTCAAAGAGTTGCTCCCCGGTCTTAATGCTCTGTTCGGGCTTGAATACAAGCGGTACCCAGATGAGCATAAAGAAATTTATGAAGTCGAGTCGTCCGAGCGTTCGTTTGAAGAAGAAACTAAACTTTCTGGCTTCAGCGCCGCCCCGGTGAAAGCCGAAGGTTCCGCCATTGCGTACGATAATGCGCAAGAAGCGTGGACCGCTCGTTATAACCACGAGACGATCGCGATGGGTTTCTCGATCACGGAAGAAGCGGTAGAGGACAACCTTTACGACTCTCTTTCTAGTCGTTATACCAAGGCGTTGGCCCGAGCGATGGCGTATACCAAGCAAGTTAAGGCTGCGTATATTTTGAATCAGGGTTTCTCGCCTGCTGTTACCTATGGCGATGGCGTGGCGTTGTTTTCAACACTTCACCCCCTCGTTTCCGGTGGGTTTAACAGCAACCGGCCTGCCGTATCTGCGGATTTGAATGAAACCTCGCTTGAAGCGGCGGTGATTCAGATTGCTGCTTGGACTGACGAGCGCGGTCTCTTGATTGCGGCGAAGCCCAAAAAGCTCATTATTCCTCCGGCGTTGATGTTTGTGGCTACCCGTCTGCTCGAAACCGAGTCGCGTGTGGGCACGACCGACAACGACCTGAACGCGATCAAGAATAACGGCGCGATTCCGGGCGGCTACACCGTCAACCATTGGCTGACTGACACCAATGGCTGGTTCCTGACCACCGACGTTCCTAATGGCATGAAGCACTTCGTTCGCGCCAGCTTGGAAAACAAGATGGACGGTGACTTTGATACGGGCAACGTCCGTTATAAGGCTCGCGAGCGGTATTCGTTCGGCGTGTCTGACCCGCTGGGCATCTTCGGCTCGCCCGGCGCGTAGTAAAACCAGTATTTTTCTGGTTTAGAAAGGGGCCTTCGGGCCCCTTTTTTATGCGCTTGACGGGTAACTGCAACCCTGATATACCACCTACTTACCGGGGCACCCGGTGCATTCAACCGCCCGGTCGGACGACATACCGATGAATGCACTTAAACTTGTATGTAAGGAATAATCTAATGGCTTTCGCTACTCATCTCGGCCCGTGGCTTCTGGGCACTGTCAAAGACACCACCGGCACCACTGCGGGCACCCTTCGCAATACTGGCGTAACGTCTGTTGCTCAGTCTAAAGCTATCCTCTTCACGGATATTACCCCTGCCACCTACGCTTTCACGCTCCCAGCGGGGTCTATTATCACCAGCGCGGAATTCATCACCACGGTGGCGTACGCCACGACTATCCCAACGATTGCGCTGTTCTGCAATGGTGTTGCCATTAACACAGCGGCAAACTCAGGTTCTGCTATTGGTAGCTTGGGCTCGTTTGCTATTGCGCTAATCCCAGCAGCCGCCCCCGGCGCGGTATTGTTGGCTAACGTGGGTCCGACCGACGCGCTTATTACGTTCACGCAAATATGCACGGCAACATCGGGCGCGGGCGTTTTGGTGTTGCAGTACTTAGTCCGCGCATCCGACGGCGCGCAGTTCCCCGCAACGCCGTAATGTAGGAGGGACTGGCTATGATGCAAACAGATGTTAAGGGTAAATCCTGCCCAGCAAGTACCACCACTACGGTCTACTCTGGCAGGACGCGGCTGAAGGGGCTGTTTTTCAGCGCCAGTGGGGCGTCTACCGTAGAGGTATTGGATGGCACCACTTCGCTATTTACGTTCACCATCGCTGCTGCGGCTACGGATAGCATCCTCATTCCCGGGGAAGGCGTTCTGTGCTTAACCAGTTTAATCGTTACGGTGGGTGCGACGTGCACCGCCGTTGCCTATTACGGCTAGGGAGAATTCCACATGGCTGGAAATCCGCTAAATATTACGGCAGATACTTCGGGGCGCGGCAAGAGTTATTCCCCCAAAGTTTCTGCTAAAAAACGGCAATCTTTTCTGGGAAACAAAGCCTACAAAGGCGAGCCTGATGACGGGATCGAGCGGGTATACCCCGAGATGATGTTGCCCGTGGGTAAAGCAGTTGGAGCAATAGGCAAGGCTGCTCAACTTGGGGGTCGCTTGAAACAAGCCGGGAAAGGGTTCATGGAATCCCCGGCGGTCAACGCCACGAAACGCACGATAAAGTTCCCGAAATCCGCACCAAAGTCAGCCACGCCGAAAGCGCCGAAAGCGCCGAAAGCGCCAAAAACGCCAGCACCACCGCGGTTTGACCTCGCCAAGAAGTTCGGGTTAACCCCCAAGCAAAAGAGAGCATGGCATAAGAAAATAGGCGAAGCAGGGGGCGAAGTTCCTGCACCCTATAACATAGACAAAATCACCAAAAAACCCGCGCCGAAGGCAGCTCGTGATGAAGGTTGGGACAATATGCCTTCTGGGCGTTATCCGATGAGAGATGGCAAGCGAGCTATGGGACCGCCAGAACTACCGCCCGCTGCCGCACCGAGAGCGCCGAAGCCCGCGCCGAAGCCACCCGCGCCACGAACGCGGAAGAATGTGTTCGATATGGAAGATCGCGGCGGCGGTCGCGGCGCAGGATTGCAACCATTTCGGCCATCCGCCGCGGATAAAATGGGACCGCCAAAGCCCACGGCTCGACAGCGAGAAATCCAAAAACGTAAAGATTTTGTAGGGCCTAAAAGGGAGTATCAGGATTATTCCGAATTGCGTCAGGCTGTATTGAACGACGAAAAATTTAAAGGGATTGCGCGGCAAATAAAACAGGGGGCAAAGCCCGCAGAAAAGCCCCCCGCACCGAAACTTAGCAAACATCAGATTGAAACTGAGCGATTGGAGGCCGAGGCTAAGAATTTGCAGCGAAACAAGGACGTAATGCGTGTAACGCGGGTGCGGCGGAGTAGAGCAGAGATAGCCGCGGCGCGAGCAGCGAATGATGAATTCCTAGCAAAGTCGCGCGCCGCGGAAGGAGAGGCTTTTAAGAAAGCATTTCCGGAGAACGCATCCAAAAAACTTATGGATACGAACGTCATGAAAGCCGGTAAACGCTCGGCACCAAAAGACGTAAAAAAGATCTTTAAAGATATTACGGGTACGTACAAAAAAGGTGGTGTTGTGAAAACGAAAAAGAAACCTCTTCCGTTCTGGATGAAGAAGAAAGGCGCGAAATCTGAAGACAAAGCCGAAGGTCCCATGAAGTATGCCAAAGGCGGCATGGTAAAAGGCAGTCGGGGTAACGGATGCGCGCAACGGGGCTTCAAGTAGGCATAAGGAATACATCGTGAAAAAAGTTAGGAAGTTCGACGCGGGTGGTATGGCGTCTTCCAGCCCGCAGCCTGCGTTCACGCAGTTCGGCGCAACCCCGCCCGCGTTCGGCTCCGGCATGGTGGGCGGGATGGGCAACACCGCCCCAATGGGGCAGGCAAACCCCGGTGGTACGGGCGTAGGAGGCGTGCTAGCGGCCCCAGCTCCGGCGATGGCCCAAGCCCCCGCCATGACGCCTACCGCGCCCACACAGGCTATGCGTAAGGGTGGCACGGTTAAGAAACTTGCCGTAGGAGGCCCTACGGGGAAGATGGAACGGAAAACCACTAGGTTCAACAATCGCATGGAACGAAAAACCACTAGGTTCAACGACCGCATGGAACGGAAAACCGCTAAGTTCGTAGCCCCGGTTTCGGCGCGTCCTCCAATGCGTCCTCCAATAGCCCCGGTTTCGGCACGTCCCCCAATGCGTCCTCCGGGCGCAGGTCCTCTGGGCGCACCGGCTGTGCGTTCTCTGGATATGCGTAAGGGTGATACGGCCCCCGCTCTGGGACCAGTCCCGTCTTCAGCAGCAGCGGGGCTGGGCGGATACAACTCTTACGCCCGTACTGCGGCCCCCGCTCCGGCTGCGGCCCCCGCTCCGGCTGCGGCCCCCGCTCCAGCTCCGGCTATGCGTAGGGGTGGCGTGGTGAAGAAGAGCAGCATGGCGAAGAAAGCCATGAAGTTTGCCAAAGGCGGCGCGGTGACGAGCCGAGGGGACGGCTGTTGCAGTAAGGGCAAGACGAAAGGGCGAGTTTGCTGATGAGCACCTCTGCCTCCCCGCCGGTATTTAACCTCAACCTCAACGATTTGATTGAGGAAGCGTTTGAGCGGGCGGGCGCGGAAGTGCGGACGGGGTATGAGTTTCGGACGGCCCGCCGCAGTTTAAACCTCATGTTTGCCGAATGGGCGAACCGGGGGATAAATCTGTGGACGGTAGAACAAGGTACGGTGCCTTTGATTGCAAATCAGGCCACCTACGACCTCCCGGTAGACACTGTGGATTTGCTTGAGCAGGTAATTCGTACAAACGCGGGGACTGCCACTCAGTCCGACATAGTGATTTCCCGCATTAGTGTTTCGACGTACGCCTCGCTACCCAACAAGACTACAACGGGCCGTCCGATCCAGATTTACGTAGACCGTCTCAGTGGCGCGACGTCGTCCCTAGCGGTCGTGCAGTACCCCACATTTACGACGTGGCCGGTCACCAACGTCTCCAACACCTATCAGCTAATTTACTGGCGGCTCCGACGGATGTTGGACGCGGGCACGGGCGTGAACACGCAGGACGTTCCGTTCCGGTTTTTACCTGCGATGGTCGCGGGGTTGGCGTATTATGTGGCGCTTAAGATCCCAGACTCGATGCCGCGTTTGCCGATGTTGAAAGAAATGTATGATGAGGCGTGGCAGGCGGCGGCTGACGAAGATCGCGAGAAAGCCTCCATGATGATAGTTCCGCGACAGATGTATATCTGATGGGGATTAAGTTCACCGCAGGCCGTATTGCTATATCGGTCTGCGATAGGTGTGGTTTTCAGTACCGGCTATCCAAACTACGAGTGATCGTGGTTCGGACTAAGCCCACGAATATCATGGTGTGCCCGACGTGCTGGGAGGCAGATCACCCGCAAAATATGCAGGGGATGTACCCGGTAGCTGACCCGCAGGCGATTAGAGTTCCGCGCCCCGACACCACTTATTTGGTGTCCGGGCTGAATACGCTGGGCCATCTAAGCGGGGGCAGTCGAGATATTCAGTGGGGGTGGGCACCGGTAGGCGGAGGCAACCCCCTATTCACGCCTAACGATTTAGTGGCAATAGGACAAATTGGTGTAGTAGAGGTTACTATCACATGAAGAAATACCTAACAGGCGGCGATGTGCGGCAAGTCCGTCAAATCGCAGACGTTGAAATCAAAGGGCATGTGAAGAAACTCCATGTCAAGAAGACAGGTCAGCCACGCCTTATCAAATCCACACGCGGCAATTCCCGGGGGAAGTAATGGCTAAGAAACAACCGCACTGCATGCCTACTGATTACATCAGCGTTGGCAATATTTCCACGGTCCCGCAGGACACGTCCCCCAAGAAGCAATCTATCAAGATTCGGGGAACTGGCGCTGCGACCAAAGGCACGAAAGCCAGCGACAAAATGGGCTAGGTGATGGATTACCTGACGCTGGTATCAGAGATTCAGTCGTACACCGAGAACGAGTATGTTCCGGCTGACTTCAATACGTTTATCCAGCAAGCGGAGCAGCGTATTTACAATGCTGTCCAGCTTCCGGCGTTGCGGAAGAACTCGATAGGCGCGTTGACCGCGAACAACAAGTACCTTTTAACCCCCACGGATTGGCTAGCCACGTATTCTTTGGCGGTCGTGGACCCCACGACGGGGGACTACTCCTACCTGTTGGACAAAGACGTGAATTTCATTCGCGCGGCGTACCCGAATCCGACGGCTACGGGATCTCCGGAATACTACGCCGTCTTCGACAAGAACACGTTTATCCTAGGCCCCACACCGGATTTAGCCTATCAAGCAGAATTGCACTATTACTACTACCCGGAGTCGATCGTGACGGCGGGCAATACGTGGCTAGGGGACAATTTCAGCTCGGTGCTTTTCTACGGGA